CAAAATTACTCAAACTTTTTTCATTCCATGAAATATCTAACATAGTTATTCTCCATTGTTCGTTACTAAAGTATAAAGTGTAGTTTTCCCTATCTTTGGCATATTTTCAACTAAATAATCCGGTTTGCCATTGATAACCTTTTTATTTTCGTCTACTTCTAACGGTCTAAAAGATATTCCGTCACCTTTATCTATATCTACTTCTCTATCAATACGAAGTTTAACCATTTCATAGTCAATTTCACCCGCACTATTACGAGTTAATTCATCTATATCTTGTTGTTTATTTATCCACACCTCACCCTTAAAATACCAAGTCGTGTCATATTCACCATTACTTAGCTTTTTATCAGGCTTGTATATGTATAGCTTAGATAAGTTTTTTATCCTCATCTTACAACCCTAATAGCTCGTACATCTTTAGCTAGTTTTTCTTCTATATCAATATATGATGTAGACAGGCTACCCTCAGTAGAACTAGAGCTACCCTCATCTCCTCGTCTTTGATAGGCTGACTTAACAGCGTTGTAAACATACGGATATAATTTAGTGTCGTTTTTTCGACGATTAGAATTGTCGGAGGCAATAGAAATATAATCATCTATGAATCCTGATAATACACTATCATCTCCAACTTTGAAATTGACACTAATATCACTTTTTAATCTTTCAAGCATATTAGCCTTATCTTTTTCATTCATTCTATTACCCTCCAATTCTATTTTTTATTCTTGTGGAATCAATGCTAATAAATCATCTTTTTTCATATCTTCGTTAGCGTCAATATCCAAGTTTTTTAAATAAGCTACTAATTCTTTTTTATTCATATCCTTAATAGCCTTTTTATTATCAGTAGTTTTAGTAGAAGCTTTAGCACCTACTACTTCGTACTCTTTATTAGCTTCTAATTGTTCCTCTACCCACTTATTTTTCGGAGTTAAGATAACTCCTGTTTTTTTATTTTTAAACGATTTCATTTTTATTCCTCCATTCTTTTTTATCGTTTTATAAACTAAGCATTAGCTGTTTTTTTACATAAAATTAAGTCAGGTGTAACAGCTGTAGTACCCATATCTACGAATAAACCAAATCCAATAGCCTTAGATAAACCTATTTGAGCTGGATTATAGATTACTGGATGTTTAGGTTGAGCCACAGCACCATCAATAAATACCATAAAATCATATCCATCAGGAATATTAACAGTACTAAATACATCAACTCCATGGAATCTTCCAACTTCACCAATAGAAGTATCTATATTAGACTTAGCAGTTTCATCTAACCAATCTCTAATATCTCCATAAGCGTCCTCACTAAATGCAACTTTAATTAGTTGTAATGGTACACCATTTACAAAATCATTCTTAGTTTTTCTCATTGTAGTAATAGCTTTACTTACTACTTTATTGATTGTTGTTTCAGCACAACTAAATTCAGTTCCCTCATCAGCCATAGCTTGGAAAAATTTAACATCATTATCAATTCCAGCTACCATTCCGTGATTAGCTGTTCTTCTTTCAATTAAACCTCCAACACCATACATTTTTAAGTCTTTTTCTTCAACTTCTTCAATGTATTCAACTTCATCATCAATAGGCACAACTACATTTTGAGCTTTTACTTTTTGCCCAGCTCCACCTTTTCTAGCTGTTCCATATTTTTGACCTTTAACATTAGCAAATCTCTTAGCTTCAACGCTACCACTTGTTGGGTCACCGCTCAAATCTTTATTTGAGTATTTACCTGCTACTGTCTCAGTTGCTATGTTATCAATTACCTTTCCGTATTCTTCCGCTAATTTATCCTTAGCTTCTTCACCTAATAATTCAATGCTTAACGCACCTAATCTACTTGTATCCATCTAAACATTCCTCCTTTACTTTTCCTTAAAATACATTAGGGATACTTTTCTTTGTACCGCTGTTATTTTGATTAACAATGGTCTTAGGAGTTGTTTCTTTTAATCTCTTATTAACTTCATTTTCAACAGCACTATCAAAAACTTTTTTAATATTTTTTATAGTAGGCTCTACTTGTTCAGCCTTAATGTTTCTAAAGTCAATAAGGTTTAACAATGAAACATCTACCTGAGTTTCAGGAGCATTAGCCATTTTAATTGCCTCTTCTTTTAATTCATAAGCATTTAATCTAGCCTCAGCCTCTTCCTTTTCCTTACGAGCTTTTTCTATCTCGTAGTCTTTTCTTTCGTCCTCTTTCATCTTAGCCAGCTTATCGGCTTCACTTTGTTTAGCTTCCATTTCAGCTTCCCATTTAGCCTTAGCTGTATCTAAAGACTTTTGGACTTTTCTATCAAATTCACTTTGATAATTAGATTCTTTTAACATTTCGTCAAAAGTTTTAGGTACTTGAACATCAGCACCTGTGTTTTGGTTTTGTTGATTATTGTTCTCAACTACACCAGCGTTATTATTTGCGTCCATTCTTATTCCTCCTTTAGCCCCAAGCCATTTACTTAAATAAGTCCCCAGCTCATTGCTTCACACAAATATTCCCATTGTTGAGCCACAATAGAAAGGCATTAAAAAAAGGAATGTAGCTATCATTCCTCTTAATAATCATTATTTAGTGTCTATCTTATAGGCACTATATCAACAATAGTGTTTGATATTTAATTGAGTATATGTTCTCCAACTGGTATGACCTCTCTTAACACAAGATAAGTTCAATATCATAAATATCTTTTTATTATTGATATACTACCTATAAAGTAGCATAGAAAAACAGCACCTTATTTAGTGCTGTCATCTAATTTATCTATTATTGTTTCGGATTCTTCTTGTTTTAAATTGATTGCTATTTGAACAATGAATTTATCCCATTCTTTATCATTCAATTCTTTATCAGGTACAACAATATTATTTGATTCAAGTAATTTAATATCTTCTTTAGATAATATCTTTCTTGGATTATTCATTTTTCTTACCTCTTCCCTTATAAGCTGTCTTAATACTTAATTCTTCAATATCAATAGCAACCATTTTTTTATCTTTAAAGAACACTTGACTATTATTGATAGGACTAAACCAACTATTTTCAGGATTCTCTAAGATACTCTTTACATCTTCCTTAGCGATATTTCTATCTATCATTCTATCAATGGTATGTAGTTTAACTTCACCAATAGTCCCAAAACCTTTAGCTTGAACATTATTAAGATATTCTCTTGTATCATTTACTTTATCATAATAATCTTTAAATGATAGAGTTTTCTTCTTTTCTCCTATTTCTAGGTCTTTTCTATAATGTTTACCTATCTCCTCTTTGAGTTTTGTTTCTTCATAATAATTGCTATTATTATACCTCAATTTAGCGTATTCTTCAATGTTATCAGGGATTTCAGTAGGTATTATCCTTTTTAATTGATTATACTCGGCTAAGAGTTCATTATACTTCATTTCAGTTAGATATGTTATGGTACTTCTACAATAATGGAAATGATTATTGATAGGAGGTAAATTAGCCCCTACTTCTAGTCCTTTAATAGTATATAGAACATCTCTACCATCATCAGCACTATATCTATAAAATCTATTCCAATCATTAACATAGAATAACATTCCATTCATACCATCACACATCTTAGTTGTCTTGTCATCTATTTCAGCAATAAATCTAGCTCTTAGTTTCTTTTGGCTAACATCTTCACCAGCTTTTAATAATGATTTATTAGCTATCTCTACAACTTGGCTATCCAAAGCACCGCTTGTTTTATCTCCATTTATAGAAATATATCTATTTTGCTGTTTCTTGATTATGTTTTTAAATACATCATCTTCTATATTAAGCTTTTTATTTTGCTGTAATTGAATAGTAGCTTGTCTTTCTACCTCCTGAGCATTAGTTAAAGCTAACGCTTCAATGTAAGTGACCCAGCTACTACCTTTTACATTGGGCAAACATAACATCGACCATATATATTCCCAAGTCAAGCTCCACTTTTTCTTTTTAGTAGGCTTTATTTCTTCAATACCCTGTCTATATAGGTCTTGCCCTATTTCAGTAAATAATACTTGTTCATATTCGTCTAACTGATTCCTTTCTTTAATATAAGCTCCCCACAATAATATATCTAACATTTCTTGATTAGTAATATATCTTTTCTTAATCAATTCATCAACCTTAAATCCAAAATATCCATTCAACAAATTAGATTCTTTCCATTCATCTATAACCCTAAGTAATTTCTTTCTTTGATTATTAGATATAGGTTTACTTAAATCAATATATTCAAAGTCTATACTATTGAATATGTCTTGTATATTATCTTGTGTCTTAGAACTTATCTTTTTATAGATTTTAAGATAATCTCTTAACTTCATATCAGTATAACGCCATCGGTTATTTAGGATAGTTTTATTATCCATTATGTATCACCTACTTTATATTTTTGTCACTCACACTTGCGTCTTGTTTTTCATTAGACGCATTTTTAGGATTATTTGCGTCTTGCTCAGCTTTATCATTTTCTAATCCCTGAGCGTCAGCACCATCTTTTCCAAAAGATTCAATCTTTTTCATATTTTCTTCTAAGTTTTCTTGACTTTGAGTTTTCATCTTTTCAATTTCACTAGAAGCGTCTAACTCATCAGGTAATAGATTGATAACTGATTCATCACAAATAAGCCCTCTAAGTGATAAAGCTCTAGTAGTTTCAGCTTGCTTATCAGTAGGCATATTTCTTTGTAGCTTTATTTTTAGATTTCTAAAATCATAGTTAGTTCCTTTTTTTAAATTTATTCTATTAGTAAAAGCTTCCCACATAGCTAATAATTCTTTTCTTAAAGACTTATCTAAGTACGCTACTGATTGTTCTAGTGG